CCTAAGATTCCTGTTAGGATACATGTTGTTGATTTTCGCCACCATATCAAAAGAAGGATTATGCAAGCAATCAGCATGATCCTTCGCATGGCGTTGATCGGCTGGAGAGATACTTGGGAACTGGGAAAGCATCAGTAGGATCTCTTCGCATCCCTTATCTTTCTTACTAGGGAAGTGACAATCAGCAGTAGCTAATACAGGTCTACCATAAGCGTTTGCTAAATCAATTAACCCGTCATTTAACTGCTTAGGGTTCCATGATTGCATCTCATAATAGAAATCATCTTTAAATATCTTTATAAACCTTTCAGACAACTTCTCTGCCCGAGCCGTATCGCCAGCCATGATTGCTTTAGAGATTGCACTACCCATACAACCCGATAGGGATATGATATCCCCATCAACTAACTCTTCTAATAGTTCAAAGTCAATCCTGGGTTTATAATAGAAATTGTCAGTCCAAGCCGTTTGATTCATCTTAAATAGCTTCTTAAGACCTTCATTGTTTTTAGCCAGCAATATTAAATGGAAACGCTCGCTTCTATCTTCTGAGTCAGACTTGATAGAAGGAACAAAGTAAGCCTCTACACCGAATAAAGGCTTTACATTATTGGCTAGGCAGGCATCTTGAAATTTTAATACACCGCCCATTGTGCCGTGGTCTGTGATTGCTGCTGCAATCTGACCGTTGGTGCTTGTTATCTTGGCAATCTCCTCGGGAGTTGACATTCCGTCAAGCAATGAATATTCTGAGTGGCAATGCAAGTGAACAAAGTCGGTCACATATTCTCCAAGTCAATATCTAGTAGCGAGTTAATTCCATCCATCTGTTTCCAGTAGCCAGTATTGTACCATGCATTCTTCAGAAAACATTTGATTCCAGCATCTTCAAGAATTTCAATTTCAGAAGGATTGTCTTCTACGACAAACATTGGATTTAAACTTTTTATAATATCAACCTTTTCACCAAACTTAGAGAAGTGCGGAACAGTGGTGCTTATGTTCCATTTGTCCAGCCAAGGAATTGTTTCTGCGACTGCAGCAGGTCTTCTTCGTGCAGTAACCACATGAACATCAATACCTAAATTAAACCAGTAGTTAACTTGAAAGAAAGCATCTTCAAATGGTTTTAAATTTTTCCAAAACAATGCATTTGAAAATAGCTTTAAAGCTTCTTCGTCTTGAGTATCTGTCATCAACCAATCTTTATAATCAACATCAACACCGCAAGCATAATGCAAGTAGTCAGATATGCCCGTGTCTATGTCAGCAATAACGCCATCTAAATCTAAAACAATTGATTTGTTTTTATAATTCATATTAATTCCTCTCGGTAAATTAAAAAACGCTGGGGCTTTCACCCCAGCGTGTCTTAAGTTCTTTTACCAGCTGTCTTTCATTTCACCAGTGGTTAGGTACATTTGTTGCTTTTCGTATGGCAACAACATATACACCGAATCAAGCTCATGCATTGGCATTGACTTAATAGCATCTGTTTCAGGAGATGTGTCTAGTGGAATTAATGAATAGTTAGTGTCGGATGCTGCCGAACCAGTTCTTGAATACTTATAGAATCTGTCAGTAATGGTTCCAAATTCTTTTGCGTATTCAATCAATGTCAAACCGATATGGCGCTGATTAAATGTTGTATCAAGAACTCGTGGTTCCCATACTCCTGGCTCTAGCTCAACCGCAATATTGATAAGCAAATGCGGCTTTGCTCGCCATGCCTTATCAACTGCTGCTTGCTCGGTACCCCAGCAACGGTAATTATACTTTTCCATTCCCGATGTAGAAGCGATTCTCCACTTCCAGTTAATTGGTGAAGTGACTACTGGAACATTGATTGCTGTTCCAATTGCTTCGGAAAAGTTTTTTGAGTCTTCTGTCAGTTCTTGACGGAAACGAATTCTGTATGATTGACCAGATTGTACCGTGAAGAATTTCTTCGGACCGCTTTCTTTTTTTGTTACAGACTTTTCAAGGTCTTTTAATGATTTTAATGATGAAAATGACATATTTATGTCCTCCTATAGTGTTATGGTTTTGTTATTAATTGCATTTATTATTTGCTCTTTAGTCATTTCGGCAGGGTCTTTAACTCCTTCCGAAACGCTTGCTACCGAGATTTGTTTGCCTCGGCACATCTCTATCATAGCACACCCCATTGCTATACCTGCATCATCATTGTCACAAAATAAAGTTATTTTATCAAAGAATTTCCTAATCATTTGACCTTGATTCTTAGATACAGCAGCACCTAAAGTTGCCACAACATTAGGGTATCCAGCTTGATGCACAAACATAGCATCAATACTACCCTCTACTATAATGACAGATTCATGATGCTTAGCGTTATTGATATTAAACAACTCGTCAGCACGCTTAAAGCCTTTATTATACAAATACCTCGGTTGTTGTGATGAATCAATCGCTCTACCGATTAGCCCACTCACACGATAATTATATGACCTAACTGGTATTACCACTCTATTCTTTTCATAAGAAAATCCAACTTCAAAGTGCTGAAGTGTTTCTACAGTCAGACCTCTTTCAAGCATCGTTGCCAGTAGGTTAATATCTTTTTCATAATCTATTGCAAGATTATCTATTGATAGCTCAGTATCCTCCTCAACTGGATTAAGATACTTGTTTAAATCCCGATCCATCTTGAACTTATCAAACTCTACATGCTTACTGTAAACCTTGCCTGTTAAGTTAAAATACAGTTGCCTAAAGTTACCTTTCTTACCACAGGAAGGGTTAAAGCACTGCCATAGACCAGTTTTTGCATTGATGTACATAGCAGCACTATGAGTGTTCTTATGGAAAGGACAGTAGACATTTAATTCTTCACTACTGGCGCTCTGAATCGCCACATTGTAAGTATTAAATAATGATAAAATATCCTCTTCTAGCGAGCTAGATAAGAAGTTTGAATTTGTAGACATCTCTACCTTGAATGTAATCTGTTCTTAGGAATGTTTTGTCAAAGTTACCATAGATATCTCTAGCCTCATCTTCCATCCACGGTCTCAGTCTGTTCAGTGTTTCTATATCAACAACTTCTCCTCTTACAATAACCTTTTTGCCTAAATGTCCCACTCTTCTACCCACTTTCCTGTTTCTAGGTTCCATCGCAAATAAAAACCAAAGTGCGATGCTCTTCTTACTTTTCTTGATACAACTTGAAATAGATCAGAGGACAAATCTCTATGTATTGCAAGAACAAGATCTGCGTCATAAGCCAATTGCTTGCTCCATGCTACTTCTTCAAGCTCTGGTGGTCTCTCAGAGTGTCCATCTGCCATTGTAACTGCTGCAACATCTATGATAGGCAGTCCATTCTTGACAGCGATCCTCTTGAAAGCTTTAGAAAGGTTCTTTGCTTTTTCAGTTTCATTCTTAGCACCGCTTGAATCATCAAAAAGGCTGTGATAGTCAAGAATTACCATATCGGGGTGATACTGATCAATCTTAGCCTGCACCATGTTTTGATCTGCCGAGTCAAGACCTTCAGATGTAACCAAGTGGATAGCGTGTTTACCTTCAAATGTAGCCTCTGCCCATTTTTCATATGAATCAACAATGTCAGGGTTTGCTTTTACAAGATCGGTATTAGTGAAGTGACCTTCACCATTGTTAAGCAAAGTATCTAACCTCTGCCCCTCTTGTTGCTTATTCATCTCCAATGAGATAATAAGTGGTCTATAGCCAGCCTTCCATGCATTAACTGCAAACAGTCTTGCAATGAACGACTTGCCAACACCAGTCCAACCGAGCAGAACAATAAAGTCTCCAGATTGCCAACCCCCGAATACTTTATCAATAACATCAATACCGCTAGGGATTCCAGCAATAGCTTTAGGGTTTAATGATCGTGCTCGTAGACTTTCTACACGGTCTTTCCACTCGCCAGCAAGATCTGTATCTTTAAGGTTTGAAGAGAACTTATATAGCTTAGATGACTCTTCCATTAAGAAAGATATTGCATCCTTAGGACCAGCCTCATTGATTAGATTATGAGCCTTAGCAACAATACCTCTAGCTTGGTACGCCAACGACTCCCTCTTAGCCTCATCAATATAATACTTAATAGGCTCTGGAGTAATAATAAACTCAAAGTCCTGGTGATGTTGCTTGATTGTTTCCTTTGACGGTACTTTGCTATGTGTTTCGTAGTGAGAAACTATAAAATTCCAAACATCACGGTATTCAAGAAATACATTCTCAACACCACCATTCACCGCCCCAACATAATCTTGAGTATCAACAATTGAATTCAGAAGTCTAACTTCGTAGTTCATTACGACTCCAATCTTTTCTTCGTTTCTTGGACAATGGATTTAAATTTATCATTAGATTTCTTATCAAACTCTGCTTTATCAACAAAATTTCTTGATTCTATTGCAAAATCAAATATCAAAAACGGACCAGTTCTGTTTTTGATAAAATATTCTATCCCAGTAGAGAGGTTATCTGTTTTATAAAACTTAGATAACGCATCCGCTACTGCCTCCTGTCTAGGAGAATCTGGAATAAATAACTTACTGTGCTTTTCGCAACAGCTTTTGAAGAAGTCTATCAGTTCTTGACCAGTTGTTATCATTTTCTTTTTTTGCTTTCTTCCATGTTTCTAATAAAATATCATACTCGGAGAAACCGCCATTTACGCCATAAGCAGGATTTGATTCCCACATATTTAATAGACATTCTTTTCTTACTGTACAGGATTTGCAAACATTTTTGGCATACTGAACATCGCTGTACTTATAGGAAAACCAATATTCACCATTGGCATCTATTGCGCAAAGGGCTAGGTCTCGCCAAGATGTCAATTACTTTTCTGCATCAAGTTCTTGGAGCTTTGCTTCAATTTGTGAGTCAATAGCATCCCACAATTTGTTCCAAGACTGATCGTCATCAATACTGGTGCATACAACTCTCGCACCAGCGTCAAGACGAAGTGATTCATAATTTCCTAAGTTCTTCGTAATACCAACCGAAGCCCATAGTTCAACTTGATTCTCATTTAGCTGTGTCATTTTTATCTCTTTCCTAGTTTTATTTTTTGGGATATTCTAATTATTCTTGCTTGTGCTTGCCCAGTAGTAACTGGTCTTCCTGGAGTTCTTCCACTGAAGAATGTTACCATATCATAGACATCTTGTCTTTCATAGTAGCGCCAACTTTTGTAACTTTCACAAGTTTGGCTGAATTTTTTTCCACTTGGTATTAATTCTCGCTTTTCATACTTACGAATAGTATCAGGTCTTTTTTCAACAATCTTAGCTACTTCACCAATAGTATAAATCCTGTGCATAATCAACTCAGCACCCTCATACGGCATGATGATTTCCTCTTTTGTCGTTAAATCAATAACATAGATTTTATTAAGATTTTTTGTTATCTTTTTAACTTTTACAATTGTATCGGAATACTTGTAAAATTTATTTAGGATTATTTTCGTCTGCAAATTCATAGCGTTCCTCTATTGTTTTAAAACTAAAGGCTCTCAGTATTTTATTTAGCTTCCTTACTTCAATGTCTGTACTATCAGAACAATTGATGCATGTTATGTCTACCCAATTTTTCTGCATGGCATAATATTGGCTTCCAATCATTTTCTTACCACCGCAAAATGTGCATCTAAAGTCTTTTAATTTAATAACTTTCATTAGTTCAACCAGCAATTATATTCTGCTGTAACCATGCCCTTCTCGGGATGAACGAAGTAAAGTGACTGAGATGGTCTGCCAGCAGCAGCAAGTACTTCTGCAGCATATGTATTGACCGACTCAGGGCTACCTGAAATTCTCAACTGAACTGTGTTGAATGTCATTTTGGTAGGAGTGTGGAAGTGACCGATATAGATATCATCAAAATCCTCATTTAAAGCACCAATCTTCCAACCGTATGCTTTCTTCTGGAATGTATGGAATGATGAAAGGCTGTTAAATTGATCACCGTGACATAACAAAGCTTTATAATTACCAATCGTGTCAATAGCGTACCAATGCCTTTCTCCACGACCATCGGGTATTTCAAACTTGATTCTCTTTTCTTTTTCAAACATTAGCTGGGTAATGCGGTAAAGCATTCTGTCACCATTGGTTTCAGGGTCATGGTCTCTTCTTGCACGACCACCGATAGAACCATGATTACCAATAACACCAACAAATGTTACCTTCTCAAAATTCTCCAACATCATGTTAATAAAGTTCTTCATAATGCGTGGACCATCAACAGTAATCTGCCTATACAGACCACCATCAACTAGGAATGATTGACCAGGAAAGATTAACTCACCTTCAATAATATCCCCCAAAGCCCAAATTCTAAGCTCTTTTACGGGGTGATCTTGTCTTTGAATGTTGGTTAATTCAACAACCTTTTCCGCAAACTTATAAATTCTTTGCTCACAGATAAGGGAGTTATAATCGGGAGTAATTTTAGCCAACTGCCAGTCTGCAATTACAGCAACAGCGACTTCTTCCCCACCTTTTTGCTTCTTGAAGACTGGCTTTGCAATTGGTTTATTTTTATTATCAGCAATATCTTCTTTCACTGCTTGATAAACGGCATTCGCTAAGTCATCATTCTTTGTTTTAAGTTTATTATATTCCTGTTGCAACCTAGTAAATGCTACACGCAATTCAGGGTCTGATACGGGGGTTTCCCCAGTTACTGGATCTTTAGGCACTTGAAATAGACCTTTCTCTCGTCTAAATTTGCACAAACCAGAGCTGTCAATTGATCTACGACATTCTTTATCTGCGTATTTATGGTTAGCTGTATGTGATTCAAATTGCTGATCGCAATTTTCTCCTTGGCATATTTTCATAAGGTTAATTGTACATCATCAAGAGGGCAATAGTTGCCATTTTGCAACTTATCTATATTTTTTTTATTTTACTTTCCCTAGTAATTTTATTGCGTTCTTTCATATTTTCACGCATTTTTTGACGATGTTTCTCCGTTGGCTTTTTCCCTTCCCTATGGATAGCACTATGTTCTGGAACAGTACACAGGTACAAATTAGCAACTCTATTGTCAACTTTTATTTCATTAATATGATGAACCGTTTCCCACGGCTCCAAGAATCTACCGAGATAGACTTCCATAACCGCCCTGTGTTCATAGACATAACCCTTAATGTTAAAAGGGTGATCTTGATTTAGAATACGAATATATCCCTTATCATCTATATATTTTCCACCACCGTAGTTGGGGTTGTGCTCGCCACTTGTTGATCTAATTGACCATTCAATGTCCTGCCTTTGTGAAGCTAGGTTAGGCAATACTACAATCCTCCGCCGATATCCTCAACATATAACTGAGCTTTCGTGTCTGCATCTGCAACAATCATAACGGCTGGCGCATTTGTTGCCCCAGACCCGCCAAAAGTTCTTGATGCTGCAACAGAAAAGTTTTGTTGAGACAATCCACCACCAGTGGATAGAACAAAAGAGTAAACGCCAGCACCAATGATATTATGGTCGGGGTAGTTCTTAAATGAAATAGCACTAGCTAGAATGTTAGCGTTAGCAGAAACATTGTAAAAAGAATATGGTGGTATTGCAAAGTCAAAACTTGTAAGCGGTGATGTATTTTCGTAATAACTAGCGCCTTGTACTTGTTGATAAAACTTTAATGATAAAACCGAATCCTCAGCCCCTTGGGCTCTAACATTGAAGCCAGGGAACACGCATACGATACGAATATAACGAGATGCGTCTGCGTTGACTCTTCTATCCGTACCGCCAGCTGGGTTTGTAAGAGCAATAATTGACTGGTTTAATGCAACAACATTAGACAGCAATGTACCCGATGATACTTCAATAAACTGAAGAAGACCGTTGGGTTTATTATCGTTGGCATCCCGAACCTGCTCAACATTCATTGACATCTGAGCCAGCCTTTCAGATGTTAAAGGTGTTCCGTCTGTCCATGATACAAATGTATAGTTCTCGTAAGCCATTTATCTATTATACCTTACTTTCTAGTTCTTTGATACGATTGTTTAGATCATGTATAACTGATATTAGATGAGGAATGAGAACAGTGTAGTCAACTGACGCATATCTTGGCTTTTGCCAAACCCCCTCTCCTGGAACAAACTCATAGTAATCTGAGTCAAACTTCTCCATTTCCTCTAAAGAAAACCCTTCAGGGTGTTCATCATAGCGGTGAACCCATCCTTCATAAGATCCAGAATCAAGAACTGCGGTTGGGTACAAACCCTTAAGCTCATCAGCTATAACACCAACACTACGACCAGCATTTTGCATGTACTGCGGTGCTTTATCATTCCAATCAAACTCATAAGTTTTTATTGAATAAAATTTATCCAATACTGCACTTGAAATCGGCTCTATATTGTCTTTTAATCTTCTATCTGATGCTGCTGTTTTTGTAAGATAAAAAGACACTCCAGTGTTATTATCAACAAGAGCATTTAATTGCCCAGTGCCATTGCTATATCCAAAAGCAATAGGGAAACCATCACTTTCTAAATTACTTGCATTGTAATATACACCTTTCCCATAAGAAATGAAATCACTTCCTTGAATTTCTCCGTCAGCTGTAAAGTTTCCTCCTACGCTGTAATCGTTAGAAGAAAAATTAAAATTTAATTTATAGAATGAATCACCACTCCTATAAGCAAGCCATTGATCACCATTCATTCTTACGCCGCCACCAGCAGTGTTTAATTCCATTCTATTATTGCCGTTATCTATTAGAACAGTTGGTCTTGTCCATGCCCCAGCACCAGCAAAATTTGTATGAGTTACAAAAGTGTCACTTGATATTTCTCCACGAATTTCTGCATTTTCTGCAGATAGATTTCCAGATGCATCAACTTGGAAATTACCAGACGATGTAACAATTGCGCCATTCCCATAAAGAGTAAAAGAACCACCAGCTAATGTTCCGTTAGAATAGATATCTACACCTGGGGTAAGAACTTCTGAAGCACTAAGTGAACCTCTAATAAAGGTTGTATCAAAAACGGCTTGACCTTGACCAGATACAGCCCAGCCAACTGTCCCAGAAGTAGTAATAGTACCATTGGCAAGAACTGTCCCATCAAAGTTATTACTTCTAATAACATTGTTAACAAGAACAATGTTTGCAGCCAATGCGGTTGCCGTAACTGCTCCAGCCGAAATATTTTCAGCCCGAACTTGCTGAGGACCCAATGTAATACCTGATGGTCCTAAAACACTGGTCTTTACTATCTCTGCAATAACATTTTTAAACACTCTAGAATTTTCTTCCTGCACCAATCGTATTGCCTCTATGCTGGAAAAATTAGCTGTAAAATCATAGAACGAATACTTCGCCGTATCTATACGGGCAGATGATATGCCATCATGGTTATGACCACCATTATAGAAAATAATAGAACTTTCGGATGTTCCTGTTGACAGAGGCTGCCTTATTGCCATCACACCACCTTCCTTATAACTAAACTCTGGGACGGCTGATTACCGTAACTAATTTCCGTACTTATTACCCAATACTCACCATTAATTATATCAAATGAATCCATTGATGATATCTTAACCCTATCGCCAAGTTGAATTCTTGGTGTTGGAGTTATGTTTAAGTTAAGAACAGGAACTGGATCGCTCATTTTAGATATAATAAAAGTTGCAATCGTTTTTGCATGTTCTAAATCAGTAATAAATTCGTTTTCTATTACAATTTCTTTTAACCCATAAAGTCTAATATTATCATCTAATGTTTCTTTTTGCTCCCTTATGTCGTTATTTGTGCTCTGAACGATGATCGGTATACCAGCTATTGAAGCAACAGATACTTCATTTTTTTGCTCATCAGTCCCCTTAAGGAACACTTCAGACCCATTTTCGGCATGTATAGATGCCCCAACTATTAAGTTAGCTTTATAAGAATTTGGTTCAAATTTAATGATTTCAATTAATGCTGGATTTTTATTAAATATACCAGAAATCAATGGATTTTGAATTTGAAAAGCAGGAGCTGAATTATAAGATATACTATATTGCTGAACTTCTCTCACCAGCGCATTAGCAGTGTGAGATGCAGCCGTAGTGTCAAAATACGCCCTAGTTAATGTATCTAGGGAGTTTGCTGTTTTAGCTTCGTATTTAATTATCTCACTATCAATTTTAACATACCCGCTTTTTGGGAAATAAGGCTTGTCAGTTGTAATCATTGGTATTGATGATGAATTTGATAAAATATTTGCGTTCAATTTTCCAACAGCAAGTGTTGTTCCATCATCAGGAGCCCAAAGTCCCTGAATTGCATTATTTTTTGTTGAAACACCCGTTAATTTTACAACCACTTTATTAGCCTGTAATTGAACATTGTATGATGCATCAATAATGTTAGTTGTATCTGAAAAAATTTGCTGAACGGTAGTGTGTTGATCTATTGTTGGTTCAAAGAATCTGTAATAATGCTCATACCGAGCCTTGTTGTATTCATCAATATATAATCTACCCAAATCGGCTAAACTTATTGTATCAATTAATGATTGAATCGTAACATCATTGCCATAAATAAAGGGCATGACAAAAATTGGTTGAATTTTTATTTGAATATAACTATTTTTGATTTCCGCAGCCGACAATTGTTTTGCAAACATAGCGAATTCATCTATATAGAAAGATCTAATACTTGATGGTGCTGTTTCTCCAACATTTTCTGTGTAAGATGCATTACGACCACCAATAGTTAAATCACGACCCGTATAGGCAACTAAGTTTCCAGTTGTTGTAACCGAATTAGACAAAGCACCATTAACATAATATTTTAAAGAATTATTCTTATAGGTTACAGCGATATGTGTAAATTCAGATGTTGAAATTGCTACATTTGAAGAAACGGTTTGCACACCACTTGATGATCTAAATTTAAATCCATGAGAAGTTGAATTATGGTAAAATTCAAAACCAGATGTAGGGGTTGCGTTAGCCCAATTGCTAATATACTCCCCATTAGAGCTAAACGATCCGTTATGGAATTTAGCATTTAATTCAATAGAGAATTCATTGTTGTAAACTGGGCTGGCTGAATTAAATACATCATAAGATATATGATAAGGGACTCTTATGTAAGAATTACTGGAAAGCAGCACGCTTTTGTTATCAGTATCGGAAACAACACCGCTAGGTTGACCTGTAAGTACCGATCCGACATAGATTCCATCATTTCTATTTGCAACTCTTTCAACAAAATTACCAGCAGTATTGACACTCCATGACCCGTTTGAAAAATTCAAATAAGGTGCAACATTTTTGTTCCCAATATAATCAAAACAAGGCATTGTTGCACACTCATCTTCATCAACCCAAGATATAGTGCCGCCAACATCCTTTTTTAAAGCAATTCCCAGTGTATTTGTTTTATGAAAAAATTCAATTCTTAATTCATAAGCATTACCAGCGGTTAAGTCCATTTCTTCGGTTAAAAAAGTAGTCGTTGCATCTCCTGTTTCATACCACTCATTTATTTCTGTTAAATTTTTATTAAAAAACATTCTTACACCGCAGTTTTTTACATCTAAACGAAGCCTTTGAATACCGCTTGAGGAAGGTATGTAAACCCCGTCAAAAACACCATTATAGTAATCCGTAACTGTTGTTCCATCTACCGCAACAAAGGAATCAGTTGTGTAATTTAACGCAACTGTTGTCTGCCCTGCTGGCTGTGTAGTTATTGCTTTTGATGTTGATACAAAAGACGGAGCAATGTATGTTGTTATGTCTAAAGCTTTCTCCTCAGCAGACAAAACCCTATCGTTAGCGTCAAGCTTTATATCCTTGATTGCACTTCTTTGTTTTTCTGCTGGGGCAACAAATCTAGCCCTCAAAGACTTAGATGGTGTCCTTGTTGAGTTGGCTCTATCCACGGTATCTTCATCAAAACCAAAATGCAGGATAGCATCATTCTTTGTATATGATTTTGATGGTATTAAGAAATAAGAAATATCAGATTTTGGAAAATTTGTTCTTAATAAAAGATTGTTAACTGATTCAGCAACAGTACTATCTTGCATAAAGAACCCATTGGTAATCATTTTTTCATTGGTAAATTTATTCCAATTTGTTAAAGTTGCAGAAGCAGTCATTGATGATGATGCCGATTGCCATTCATCAATATAATATGTACCAGCTGGCACATATTCGTATGGGTCAAAAGATACAGTAGTTCCCGCAGAATAACTAGCGGCTATTGTATCGGCATACCCTCTTGTCACCGCAGTAAAAGAAAATGCATCATTCTTATAACACAAGACCCTTTCTGGGGTAGCCGTACCTGGATTTATTGTAATAACATAGTTATTGTTTCCACCGCCAGCGGGGAAGGAATCTGTTGAGTTTACAGGAATCGTGCTTGAATTTGCTGAAATAGCATTTGATAATATATTTGTAATTAATTCTTCATTTGTTTTTAGAATTTGCCAACCAGTATAGACATGAACTCTTAAGTCTTTTTTCATATATTTACCAAAAGTTGAAGCAGAACTAAATATGCTAAAATCCTTACCAGAATTATCCAAGTTTAAATTACATGTTGAAGAACCACCACCAGCAATCGGCAAACTTGTTTCATGAACATCACGAACCTTGCTAACGCCAAAATCAATTACATAATCTGTTATATCAACTTGATAAATTGGGCATACTTCATTAACCCTTGCTCGGTCTAATGGGTTTTTTGTTGTATAAATTGTTAATGTAATTCTGTTTATATTTTCATTATTTAAATAATGAGTATTATAATAACTATCAGTAACTATTTCACCATCAACATTCAAAACAATAGTTGATGTATTAACATAAGCTTTTATATTATAAGCTTTAATTTGACCATTGTATTCTGATGTTATTACTTTTAATATATTACATTTTCTTTCCGTAAAATTATATTCAATAATAACTGGCGATGCAAACTCATACCCAGATCTAGTCGCATGCAGGGAGCTTGTGCTTTTTGTATTGGATATGAAACCAAATTCATAATTATCATCTTTTGAAGATGGCAATGCATGCCATTCTCCATTGGCAGTAATAGTTTTTCCAAATTTATCTTTTGCATCACACACAGCCCATGTAAATGACTGGCGTTCTATCCCATTAATTGATTCATTTGGAGTAAAATAATAATCCGATCTATTTCTTTTATTAAAAGATATCTCATTGGCGCTCAATGAACGATAAGTAGCAGATGGTGATCTAGCAGTCCTGAGCAGCATCCCGCTTGCTTCTGAGTTAATAGTCTCAGTTGATGGAGTTGTAAATGCCGAGTTGCTTGATGCAATATCAACCCCATTATATTTAAGAACATGCCTACTATCTAAGAAATCTATTAATATTAATGGCTTAATTCTTTGAGATATGTCTGTTGTTTTAGAAATAAAAGTATTGGAAATTGCTTTTCCATACAGACCAGTATCTAACATATTAAACTTCCTCTAATGTCATTGAACAATCCCAGAAATAAACATCATTGCTCAGATCTCTCCTTGTTAATGTTTCATTATAATCTTTCACTAATACATTATAACTTGTTTCTGTCGGTGGAGTCACTCCAGATTCATCTAAATTAACTATTTTTAGAACATGATGACTTGGATCTGAGGCTATTTCTTTAATATAATCCCTTCCCTTCTTCCCATCAACCGTGAATTCTGGAGAATTAGGCAACCACGACCAAGACAGGCTAAATGTCTTCCTGCCCGATCTTGCTGAGGACTTATAGTATCTACTTCTGGAATTGGTCCAATTTTTATTTTCAACAAAAATAGGCTCAAGGGCGGATTCAAACTTCCTATTATGATTAGTAATTGGCTTATCATCAATCAGCATAAATGTGCGAATTATTGAACTATCAACAATTCCATTAACAGCAAATTTAATTGCCTGTGCGGAAATTGAACCCATATTTTCAATAGCAATTCTTATTGTTGCCAGCGATATTTTCCCAACAATTGACAATACTACACTTGAATTTATCGCAGCAGATGCAAGGACTATTTTAGTTAGTATCGTAGATGCATTGGATGTCATAACGACATTGGTGGAGCCAAAAGCTGTTTTCACCATAGATGTAACAATTGAAGCAGCCGAGTCTATTGCAGATGAAGCCGATGATATTTTCATTCCTACCGTAACAACACTTGATGTACAATTTATTGCAGATGAAGCATACGCTATTTTTGTACCTACAGCAGTTAGTGAGGAAGTTGCACTAATAACAACTAATGACCCCTCTCTTATAGTTGTACCAGCAGTTACGGTTGTTGAAAGCAGGTCGGAAATATTTGCCGAAGCAAAGACTATTCTTCTAGCAGTAATTAATGCATCAGTATTTGCAGATGCATCCACTGCGCTAAACGCTATTTTGGTTAAACTAATTGCAACACTGCCATCAATAGATATCGCAGCAGATATTAACTTAGCATCATCAGCATTGTAGAAATCTACACCACTATTGAGAGGTTCACTAAAACTATAGAAACTGTCTGCCATTACGCTTCCACCAGAGACAAGGATATGTCATAGTAAGAACATTTTGAAGATGGATCTCTTCTTACAAGAGATTCAGAATATGAATCTATAAAGCAATTATATTCGGTATAACCTTCACCTGGAGATAATTCAATCCCGACCAAAACAGAAGATGTTGCATTAACCAAGCTATTTAGAAAAGCCCTACCACCCCTGCTGTCCACGGTATGTGCTGCCAAGTCTGGGAGCCAAGTCCACGATATATTAAACTTTTGTTTATTATTTGAATAATACCTTCTTCTATGACCGCTTGCCAGATCTATATCGTTAGCAGAAATTTCTTCATCAATCTTTATTGTTCTGCCGTGCTCAGTTACCTCTGTTCCATTAATAGAGAGAAGCTTGTATAGATACATTAGTTCCCCCTGTTTAATCCGCTGTAAGTACTAATCACTCTGCTCTCAAGACCCGCCGCTTTTTGATTTCGGGGAAGAACTGTTGTGTTATAATCTTTCATCATTGAGTTAAACCACTCAGGCTCACCAATGAAGTTATCTACATAGATGTTTACATTCTGTGTAGATGTTGACATTCCGCCAGCGAGACTGCCACTGAAGGATGATTGTGGGACAGAGAAACCTGGTTGAGGAACATTGAATCTCATTTGATTCATTGCTTCAATGTGCGCCAAGCCGTACTTCTTTACAGCACCAGCGTTAAGAACATACTCTCCACCATGAAGAATAGAAGGAACTTCTCCACCTTCTTTAAATTTGAGGTATCCGCCTTTCTTGAATTTTGGCATATAGCCGCCATTAGAAAATCTGTCAGGACCAGTATACTCAATATTAGTGCGAATACTGTTGAATAAGTCTGTCCTTGCAAGCAGTCGGGTGATATCGTTATCACTAAGACCTTGCATCATATACTTGCTTAAGTATTGACCAATTCCAATATCATCTCCACGCTTTAAGCCAGAAATTATCTGTGTTGGGCTCCCAAAATGAGGACCAGATCCTACATTCATATTTCTTGCCATTTGATAAGTAAACTGATTGGTTCCCATATCGCTTCCATGATCCCCACCTTTAAATATGTGTTTAAAGTAGGAACTATCAATTTTTGATGGGTTCATCATTTGCGCAAGTGATTCTTTAACAGCGCCATATGTTGAAACAGGTTTTTCATGTAATTGATAAGTACCCTTTGGAAATACAAGACCTCTACCTGGAGCTGGAGTTAGCACTGTGTCAACGGGGTATAGAGAACTCAATGATCCTGGGTTTGCTTTCATAGCATCCATGAAATTTGCTACAAGCAAGAAAGGTTCTTTGACACTTTCCCTCTGCTGATGTCCCATCACTGGGTGGTTGAGAGCAAAGTGTACTGTGTCTCGGACATACTCCATTGGGTATCCATCATTAGGGAATAGCGTTTGATAATCAGATGTTGGTCTAATAACAGCATTGCCAAATTGATCAATAAATGGTTTGTATGGCGTTTCATGAACTAAGAATAAATCTTCAGGTGTGAAGTCGGATAAACCAACATCTTTGATTGACTTTTGATACATTAATAGATCATTTCCAGTTGGTGCAGGGTTATATGACAGTCTAAACTTATCAACCTGCTCTTTACCAATATCAGCAAGTCTCTGCATCTCCATTCTTGCTTTCAAATCACCCTTGCTTCTTGCATACAATAAAGCGCTAACAAATGTATCTTTATTATCAATTGCTGGGTTTTCAAATTTATAACCAACATGAGCATTCGCCCAAAGACTAGCTACTCCACGACCAACTTCTGTAAACTCACTCTCCCCACTAATATCATATGGATTAAGTGGAATATTTTTTACCAGTTTATCATTAAGCCAATCTAAACCTGGGTATTCGTTTGAAGGCATGGTTGAGCCATATTGATTTGCCGTTTCATAAAGATTAGTAAATGGATTTCTTGACCTGTTTACACCAAATGAAACTTCTTCTAAACCAATCTTCCATGCATCAAATGATTGAGTAAGGGCATCATCCCCAATCTGCATTGTGCGACTAAGAATTTCCCTTGGGATTCTACTTCCTTCCATTATTGAAGGAATCGCTAGAGATCCACCTTTCGTTCCCATCCCTAGTGCTTTAGGAGCAAGAGCCATTTGGTCTCTTAATGCATTTGCAGTAGCCAGTGCTTCATTAAACCGTGAACGCAGAAGTTCACCACTGATAAGTGGCTGATTCCCTATTGGCAAATGCATAAAAGGAAATTCTTCCATCATATTTCCAGTTTTTGGTCTGTAACCAAGCGCCTCAGTTACTTTACTACGAATATCAGGTGGTATTACACCTTCACTATCTCTTAAAAGATCTTGTATTTGTTTACCAATATCCTGCTGCAGGAACTGATAATCAAAAACCTCTCCAGAGGCTGGAATTATTCTTGGATCTATGTTTTTAGGCGTAAAAGCTGCGGAGGCGGCTCTGTTAAGAGCATCAAAGATTCCAGTTAGCTCCCCAAAAGCCTCAGGGTCTACGCCAGAAACACCTCTTGCATTATCTCCAAGACCAAGAAGATTATCCAACATCATGTTATAGAAAGCTAAATCTTCTGGAGACTGCATTGCTTTAGGTATTGCCCCACTGACTTGCAATTGCGCTCTAAGCATTTCTCGTCTAGTTATTGTAGGAAGGTTTTGTGTTGCACCAGATGCAAGTCCATCCAACTCATCAAAAAGCTCAAGAATTGTTTTATCAAACGCTCCACCTTCGCCATGTGTGAAAGCAGAGTTTCTTCCTATTAATCTAGGAGCAAATCCATCGCCAAAGAAATCTTCAACAGCAACTTTAGGAATTTGAGATGGAGCAGGTGGAAGTGCTAATCTTGGTCTTACTATTTGTGTATCAATTATATTTGCAGGGTTTAATATTGTAGAATCAAATCCCTGAAGTGCACCTCTCCCCGCTAGCGCAGCTGCTTCTCGTGTCAAAGCATTATTCACAACAGCCATAACTCCTGGCTTCATTATTTGACCAAGAGTCATTTCTGTCGCAGAAAGACCCATTCTCCCTACTACCAGTTTTCCAATAGTTGGGGTAAGCTTGAATCCTTGTCCTAGTCCAGGGATTGAAGTTATAACATTAAATGCATCACCAAAATTTGTAAGTTTACCACCAGCAATTTGTCCGAGCCCGCCAGTTTCCCCGCCAGGAAGATTGAGACCAGTAATTCTATTAATTCCACGAATATAATTGATACCATTATCTATTTGATCTTGATTTCTCTTTTGTAGATTCGTAATTGGATTAAAACTTAATCTTTTATCAACTAATGCAAGTGGGGATTCAACAAGCGCTGAAGCAATATTAAGTCCACCACTGCCAATTTTGGCAAACGATTGAGTAGTATCTGTTATCGCTTTACTTAAGAAACCACCAACTTTACCAAACACACCCTGCTTTGTTGGCTTAACAACTGGCGGCATTGGTCCAATGAACTTCGGAGATGCACTCGCCCTCTCCATTGCATCTGCGCTTCCGTACTTTCTTACACTACCGCCAAGCGCCAAACCTTGTGCTTTTAATCTGTTATATGTACTAAGGTCAGAAAGTTTTGGAAAATCAACTCTGCCTAATCTAACTCCTTCAAACCCGTCAAGATACTTTGGAGCACGACCCCATGCGGATGGGTCTGATGCCAACCCCTTATACATAATCTCTGCTACTTTAATTTGATTTTCAAAAGATGGAGGGTTTAAAGGATCATTAAAATTACCAAACTTACCTTGACCAAATCGCATCCAGTTTGCTCTTGCAATATTGAGAGCACCAACGAAAACCCCCTTATCTGTTTTGCTAACTTTACCTAAACTCTTTTCCCAATTTTGACCGTTCTCAGAAACAGCAATTGCCTGCCAATCCAATGGGTGTAGAATCATTCCACTGTTAGCACCCGACCTTACATTAGTGTCTGGAACATAATAAGATTGACCGTTTTTGTTAGTGAACAGCTTCATTCCATTGTTAGTTTGATTAGAATCACTTTGTTTTGGCTTATTACCTACATTCCTTCTTACTGCACCGCCCTTTGCAAAACCAGGGATTGTCATGTATCCACCGTTTGCAAATCCAGGGACTGTCATATAACCACCAGAAGCAAAACCTCTGAAATCACCGCCGTTCTTTAAATTATTAATTCTTTCTAAATTACCTTTTCCAAATTTCTCAACGGCTTTATGATTAATGATATATTCGCCACCATGCAGCAATGCTGGAATTCCTTGCGATGCGGGGGCTTTAAGATATCCACCAATACCGTATCTACCAACTTGACCACCATACATAAAACCAGTTCTGCCCTCGGAGTCAGTTCTGTAAGCGTAAGCGTTAGGGTTTGCGGTTAAAGCAAGAGCCCCAGATGCAATATTTAAAGCAGGTAGTGCCAACTTTAAAATTGCTATTTCTGTAGCACTCAAACCAGAATCTGCCCTTGCTGCAGATGAAAGTATTCCAACGGAGCCTTCTGAAATATGAGCACCAATAAACTCTGTTACTCTGGTTGCCATTATTCCCAGCTGTGCTGGAGGAATATAAGCCTTACCAGCACCATACTTTTTTGCAGCCGTAAGCGTTGTCGCTTGAAAATCTTTCATGGTTGCTTCATCTAAAATAGTAGTTGGCGCAGCAGTTTGACCGCCAACATTTGCCAACGCATTTTGAGCGGCTACAGCTAGATCTACGACTTTTTTAATCTTTGGCTTCAAACCATCAAACAAGTCATCAAAGCTCTTAAATATTTTCTCCCAAGCAATAGTTCTATTGAGTTCTGATTCCAAAGCTTCAAAAGCATCTTTACCAGCTTTTGTCCAAATATCTTTAATATTATTTGGATCACCAGGTTTAGACAAAGATGAGGTAATCAAAGTAATTGCATCAACAGCTGGTTTTACATATAGTGGAGCAAATGTTGTACTGAACGCATCCTTAAAGCCTTGCTCTACTCCAGACACCATTAAACCAACTGCTCCGAGCAAAGACTTCGGATCTTTTGATTTTGTATTTACTCCAAAAGATATTGCTGCTTCATTAATTAAATCACCCATTGAAGCAGAGAACATTGCAAGAGCAGGATCTCTTACCGCTGCAATAGCCGCAGGAAGTTTTGCAAGACCAGTTTCAAATGCAGTACCTAATTCCAGGGAGGAAGAAAGTGCTTTATCCGCAACACCTTTCAAAGCCGCAGCAAATTCTTCTTGTGTTGCAAAAGACTTATTCTTAACTCCCTTCATGAATTCATCAAAAGACTTAAGAATTACATCAAACTCTTCCTCTGCCAAATCCTTTTGATTAGCAATTGCTTGCTTAGCAAGATCTCTCTGAGCGGATTGAAGCGTCTTTAACCTGTCACTATCAAGATCAGTAAGTGATTTATCAGATTCAGTTTTTGATGCTACTTCCTCTCTGTCAAGTCTTCTAACATCAAAAGTCCTTCCCTCATACACCGCCAGTTTTCTTTCAACAGAATAATTTTCATGATCATACTGTCGCTTGTCAATGATCTCTCGTTTTTTAGATTCATAATCTTTTGTATCTGTAAGTCTTTCTTCAGCTGCAGCCAATTCGTCAATAGCAGTAATCTGATCATCGTATGCTTTAAGTTGTTGGTCTTTTTGTTTCTCAAGAGCATCTGTGTATTGAGTTACAATATCATCAAATTTTTCATCAACATTGCTATAGAAAGCACCCTTAAGTGTATCTTTTATTTCAGCAACTTTTGATTTCATTCCATTATTAATTTGATCCATCAACGATTCGCCACCTGCAGTTGCAGCGTCCGCTGATTCTTTGACTATATAGGCAATCTGGTCAATCACGCCTTTTGGTGATCCTTTGTCTATAACAATTGGTACATTTATTCCGTTAACTTTTATGTTTGTTGCACCTAATACCTCAACATATCTCCTATCTAATTCGGCTAGTATTTTGTCATATGCACCACCAACACCAACCCCTGCGCTTTTAATGAGATCCCTTAGCTTTGCATCCCATTTCTTAATATTCTTCTCAGCTTCCGTTGGTGGCTTTATAGGGGTTTCTGAAACATATTTTCGCAGCCCTGGATCAACACCTTCAAGAGCTTTCTCTTTTTGTGACTTTTTCTCGTAAGACTGAGCAAAAGTCACTCCTGCATCAGAGACTCCAAATAAATCATCCAACTTCAAAACACCCCGAAGCAATGGAGAAGTATTTATGACACCCTTGAGTATGCCGTTCGTAGTGCCTTCAGCTATGTTTTCCCCTATTTCTTTCATAGCAGCCCATATCATTTCTCCCAATAACTGCAAGAGACCCTGCATCACTTGAATAATTACAGGAGCTGCATAAGCAAATGCATTGATTAAACCAACTGTAATAATTTTAAGAATGCCAACAATATCGTATGCAAAGCTAACCATCACTGCTTTCAATTTAGCCATACCCGCAGTTTTGTCACCGTTGGAGAAATCTTTAATTGCACTGCCCAGCAAAATAAATTTGTTAATAATTCTTGTAATCTGAGGGACAACTGTGTTCTTAACAAATGCAGCACCAATTGTTTCAGCCCATTCCTTAAATGCCGTTGTAGCTTTCTTAATAGCATTAGCTATTATTGTAAAGAAGGCTGCATTCTTTTGACCTTCACTGGTCAATCCACCCATTTGTTTATCAGCCCCAATAAAGACAAAGATTAAATCTCTTACTGGAGCAAACAATGCTTTTGCGCCATCAACTAATGCTTTGAATGCTTCCTTGAGCGCCGTGGCTGCTCCCGCTAGTCTTCCGTTTGCTGATTTGAACATTCCATACAGTGCAATAAGGATTCCAATAATTGGCACTATGATCAACAAACCTGTACCAACTAGAAGGATAGCACCAGCTAATTTAGAGAAAATATTTAATCCAACCGTAGCCGCCTTTTGAATACCACCGAATACATTTGATGTTATTTGCCCAGCTCCAGCGGCAACACCCTTGAGCATTGATCCAGATTGTGCAAAGATAGTTGCAGTACCAGCAAATACTTGCTTCAACCCACCAAAATTCTTTAACACTTTTGTCAATGGACCAATAAGAACAGACAAACCACCAGACAGAGCAAACAGCCAAGTTTTACCAAGCGCCCCAGTTAAGAGTTTCTTCAATCTTGTAAAGTTTGGCAAAACACCTTTTGTCAAAAGCCTGTCTATATCTGCAAGGTCCTGCTTGATCGGCAATCCAATTGGAATCCTGCCAAACGGAAGAAGTGATCTTTTCCTTGTAGCAGAACTCAAAAGTGTTTTTTCAGTTCCATCTTCTAATTTCTCAGTAACATATTCAGGAATTATATTCCTCTTCTTCATTTGCTTACCAAAGAGAGATTCAATTACACTCTTCTCAGCACCCGCTGCAAACTGTCCCTTCAAAGCTTTGTTACCAAACAAAGCTTTTGAAATTGCACTTTGCTTAAGTGCAACCGAGGCGGCAGTCACTGCTGCGGCACCCTCGGTAAGTGCTGCACCTGCTGTCTGTCCTCCTGTTGCAACTGCTGTCGCACCCGCAACATGACCCGCCATTAAATCATCAAAATTCGGAATAATATCTTTTAAGTTCGCATCAAAGATATTTTTTGAAAAGATGTTTGGTCCTTGGAACCTATGACCAATCTTATCAATATTGAAACTCTTTCCATCACCGCCATCATCCCCGATAGGGATGCCTCTGCTTCTTCTTTTACGCACTATTCTTGGTGTCTTCTCTTCTTCATTTTCAGGTGGTGGTAGTGTTGGTTTTCCAGCACCCGTTGTTTTATTTGCTGGAATTACTTTAGGAGCCTTAGCTGCCTCAGACAAAAGCCTTGCAGTTTCTTGTTCAATCAATAAAGATTGATTTATATATTTTTCTAAATCTGCAAGTTCTTTTTTAAACAATTCCAGCCTATTCTTTTTTGCAGCAACACCTGAAAGATTGTTTATTCCTGTTGATCCCTTACTAGGATGTGCAATCTGAGCTGCAGCAAAAGCTTCAGCATATTCTTTCTCCGCCATTACAACTGATTCTGAAATTTGCTTAATCTTCAATGGAGCATTTAATTTTATCTTTTTCAAATCTGTAGTTTTAAGGATTTCACCTGCCCTGATTGTTGAAGAATCAATTTCCTTAAATGCAGTAGCTAATTCTTTAGCAGCCCTGTCTAATGCTTTTTGCGCTTTTTTGGTAATTGGTTTTCCTGCCTTTTTGCCAACTGGTTTTACCGTTACTGTTTCAACTATATCTGCAGGATCTAGCACTGATGGATCAAATGCATCAAGTGCAGAGTTGGCAACATCTTGCATTTGCTCTTGTGCCTGCACAAGTGGGCGGACAAGTTCTCCCTTAAGATCGTCCATATTAGGGACATCAATATCCTTTACATCACCAGTTATTACCTTTACACCCTCATCCAAAGAACTAGCTACATCTTGCTGGAACTGATCAATTGGATCAACGATGGATGCTACCATTTGGGCTGCTACATCAGGAACAACAATGTTCTTCTGATCAATCAAGCCCTGGACTTTATTGGCTAATTGGGTACGAAGATCAGTTAATTCTTGATTAACATCCCCAACCGCTTGTGTAATTGCCTTCTTAGCCCTTCCTGTCCTTTCAGAAAATCGTCTTCTACTTGCTCTTGCACCATCTCTTGTATCTCGCTGCCTTCCCTGTCCTGGCTGCAGAATATCTTCTTGAAGCCTAAGACCAGTAGGGACGGAAGACCTTGCCTCTTCACCACTTGCTAAACCAACATAATTAGATTTCATTCCGTCTACGAATACATCTTTCAGATTCTGAGCTAAACCTGCTTCTGTTCTTGGGTCTAACTCTAGCTTAGGTCCTTTTGGTCTTGCCCCAAAAAACTTTTGATAAACGCCTTCAACGACTGTTTTCCCATCTTCTCCTGGCACCCCACCCAAGTTCTTGCGCAATCTTTCAACAAAAGAACGAAGAGAGCGTTTTGTATGGGCTTTTGAATTAGGACCAGCCATTCCTGCTGCGGTTTGGCTCCTAAATGTTGCAGTAATATCTTTTATTGTTGCCTGCATCACTTTATTAACTGCGTCATCTGGTAGTTCAACAAGATGATCAAAGAATGCCCGAGTAGCATCTGCAGCCGCCTTATGCCCCGTCTTTGGGTGTCTAGCAATTGTATTCATGGCAGTCATTAATTTATCAATGTCATGTCCTGCTCCCGTGAGCACTTCGCCAAGTTCTTTACGAAGACCCTCTGCAAACTTCTCAACAATGTTAACCCCCCTCATTGGCACAGCAGCAGCGCCTACAGATTTAGGCGTTCTAAATAATCCTCCTAAATCAAGATGCCCAGCATCTGAAATACCTGCGGATTTATTTCGTCCAAACAAACCTTTAATCCGACCAAGAATGCTTTGCTTTGCATCAGGTATAGCAGGGGCGGTAGGAGTAGCAAACGATGTTCGTATTGGATAATCTTTAAGTCTGAAAGGTTTCCCGTAGAAATCGGTTACAGATGGTATTCTTGCTTGATCAAATTTCGGTCCAAGGAAACGAGAAGTTGTTTGAGGATATGCAGATGGGGGAACAACTGGTTTTACAATTGGCTTCGGGTATACAGGGGTGTATGGGCTATACTGAGGAACAACTGATTTGCCCATCATGTCAATTCTTCCTGGTGTTTCACCAATGGCTACGGCAGGTCCACGAGCCCTCTCCGATGCCATAGCTGCTGCATTTCTCTTAGCTACTCTTTCAGCCCTTGATAGTTCTTCTTCAAATATTACCCCTGAAGTGTCAACAGGGGCATTCATTGCAGCAATTCTATCTTGTAATGTTAATATGTCAGCAGTTGGACGATTTGGTGGTATGTACCCAGCTTTCTTAATTTTACGATTAAGTTCTTTTCTTTCTTTAATTAATGTTTTCTCTGCATCACTCAAATCAGTGCTTGGCAAAATTTCGTTTAATTTAGTTTCTGCATCATGTATTTGGCTGTCAAATGACGCTGGAGATGCATCCAGTCTTGACCTAGCATCGGATATAATTCTTCTGTTATCTTCAATTTCTCTTTCTATATACTTAAGCTCTTCGGCGTGCATTTTTCTGATTTCTGCTACTTTTTCCAAACCTCGTTTTTCAAGTTTTTGTTTTGCACTAGGAGTAGAAGCGGCTTCCATTTCTTCTGTTAAAATTTTGTT